GATTTGGGGCTGGAAACAAAGCCAATGAGATTTATCAGTCAACGTGTGCTTACGGAACATGGACACCGTTTGAAAAGATTGCCAAGCATAGCGCGGGAGAAATCTTTGCTTTTGCCGGCGCGGCAATACCTTCGGGCAGTATTATTTGCAATGGCGCGGCAATCTCGCGAAGCACGTATGCAGCATTGTTTGCTGTGATTGGCACAACGTTCGGAGCTGGCAATAACACAACAACATTTAATCTCCCTGATTTGCGCGGTGAATTTATTCGCGGCCTAGATGCCGGGCGTGGTATCGATACAGGACGTGTTTTGGGCAGCTGGCAGGCAGATGTGTTTAAGTCACATACCCACACGGTGAACGGATTCGCGCTAACCATGCCAGGCAACCAAATTCCTTGGTATAACTGGGGTAATCGTACAATGGCTAATAATTCACCGACAACAACAGCGACCGGCGGCACAGAAACACGCCCGCGCAATGTCGCTATGAATTACTGCATTAAGTATTAGGAGAGAGATATGCCAACCACAAACCCCAAGATGAATGCCACCAGCGTCACTCCCAAACCTGTGATGCTGTATCATTTTTCACCCACCACAGGCGAGCTGATCCACAACGCATTAAGCGACACTGATCCGCTGGAAGGTCTGGCTTTGATACCGGCTTTTGCCACCGCCATCAAACCGCCCAAAATCATCAAAGGAAAAATTGCAGTCTTTGATATGGTGAAACAAGCATGGGCGAATCAATCAGATTATCGCGGCACAGTGTACGATACCCAAACCCAGGCTGAAGAGCTATGGCTAAAACTCGGCGCATTGCCAGCTGGCAAAACCAACCTTGCCCCTGCCGATGCACTGCATAGCTGGGATGCTACAACAGCCGCATGGATATTGGATATAGCCAAAGTGCAAGCCGATAAACTTGCACGGTTAGCGATAGATTACAGCACTGCTTTTATCGGTGGCATTTGCGAATCATAAATCTGCATTATTTGCGCGGTTACAGATAGCCAAAGCAGCGGTTGCAGCAGCTACTACGCAAGCTGCAATCAATAAGGTGGTGCTGTGATGCGTAGCTTCGCTTTAATGCTGATCGCTGCTGCGCTTATAGCCTTGCTCTTTTTGCCCTTGCTGATCGGTCAAACGGTGCGTTTTTTCATCATGCGTGAGCCGCTGACTAAACTTTGGTGGGCTGTTGCTATCGGGTTGGATCAGCTTGGTGGCTCTATTCTCTACGGTGAACCCGATTGGACAATCTCTAGCCGTACATACTGGCTGCGAAGCAAGGGCAACAGATATGCGGCATGGTTTGAGCGGTTTATCAATGTTTTTTTCGGCGGCAATCATTGCCAAGAAAGCTATCAAAAAGAAATACAAGGAGATAACTCATGAACTTAAATTTTGGGCTTAATGGAAATATATCGGTGCAAGCGGCGCGGCCTATCAGTGTGCTATCAAGCACACCGATTGGCATCGTGGCAATTGCCACCACAAACTTAGGCATGCACAGCTTTAACAATGCCGATGATGCACTAACTTTTTTAGCCGCAAACAGCATCAAGGGTGATGTGGTGAACAGCTTAAAAGGCATTGCTTTGCAAGGCGTGAAATGCCCTATTATCTTGAATCTATGCGATTCTCTTGTGGTGCTTGCCGCTATTGATGAATTTAAGAAGGTGGAAGGGCTAACGGGCATCGCCTTGATGGGTGGTTTATTGATTGCGCCTGGGCTTAGTAAAGCACTGGCTGTCGGCACCAAATTGGATGCCGTAGCAACACTCATTCAAGCCACGGCTTTGGTTGATAATACAGATGTTACCGAGGCGGCGATTGTGGCATGGGCGAGCAATTATGGCACACGCAACGCCTTACTTTGCCATGGCTCTTATACCGCTGATGGTGTAGCGGTAGCGGCATCGGCTTTGTATGCGGGGGTGATTGCTTATTGGGATAGCAAGCCGTTTGGTTGGGCTAAATCGCATTCCAATCGCATTGTGAAAGGTGTGAGTGCAGCGGCGCACACTGTCGAATATGTCGAAGGCAGCGATTGTGAAGCTCGGCGATTGCGCCAGCATGGTGTAGCCATGATTTTGCGTGATACAGGCTGGCGCACCTATGGCTTTGAAACCACGGATATTGATCCGATTTGGCAAAGCCTTGATCGCACGCGGACATTTCACCGCTTATTGCAAGCTATTTTGGATGCCAGTAAATGGGCGCGGGATAGAGAAGCCAATCAACTGATTTGGGTAAAGCAATCGGTGATTGATTTTATGAATGCGCTCAAAGGCAATGAAGTGATTATTGGCTTTGATGCATTCTTTGACCCGCTTAAAAATACCAATGCGACGGTTACAGCTGGCAAATTCTATCTGACAGTATTGATAGGCGATATGCCTAGCGTGCGTGAACTGAATATTGAATTGGTCTATACGGATCAATGGAACAATGTGTTAATCAATTACATTAACGGAGGTGTATAATGCAGTACGTACCACAATATCTCATAGGGCAAACGGCATTTGTGCAAGGTGTGGGTTTGCTTGGAACCGTCAAATCTGTGGCATTGCCGAAAATTGAGCAAATGCGCGAAACAATCACCCAGGGTGGCTTTGAACAAGCCATCCCAACAGGTCTATTCAAAGCGATGAAAGCCGAACTTGATTTGAGTGAATGCCATACTTCAGCATTTGTTGCGATGCAAGCATTGGGTGCTTTGATTGTGATTAAAGGCTCTATAAAACAGGCAGGTAAAGATATTTCTGTTGTCGCGACATTTAAAGGCTCGGTCGATGTGGATGATGGCACCATGGAAACAGGCAAAGAGACCGGGCGCAAGGTGTCTATTTTCTGCGATTATTACGCCTTAGAAATTGCGGGTGTCAAGCAAGTCGAAATGGATGTAAGCAACAATATCGCCATGATTATGGGTGTGGATCATTTAGAAATCATGCGTAAACATATTTTATAAATAAATAAACCAGCTAGGGGAAACAAAATGATTAAAATAACATTAGGCGACAAACAAGTCACGATGCGCGAACCCAAAGTAAGCGACTTAAAGATGCTCGACAGCATCGAAGGCGAAATGGCAAAGGAAATCACTTTAATCAGTCATCTTTGCGAGATACCCATCGATGAGATCGAAGTGTTGTCTTACCCTGAATACAAACCATTTAAGAATGCCGTGACTGATTTTTTAAAATAATCGGAGATGGTCTTATTGAAATAAATACGGGCAAGGCACTGATTGCCCGTGTTTTTCATCAGCCTTTCTCCGATATTGATGCTTTAAGTGTGGTTGATTATATGTTTTTTGTGAAACAAGCAGAAACAATTCTCAATCAACAAAGTGCATGATTGTTTTACATCCTTGCCAAAGCAATCATATCACCTTGATATGCAAAAATAGAAAATACAATAGAGCCAATTGGCTCACGAAAGAAGGTGAATCATGGGATTGAAAAATTTAGGGGTTGGATTGGTGATCAGCAGCACCCTTGCTTCATCTTTTAAATCCTCATTCAAAACAGCAAACACCAGTATTGACGCGCTCAATACAAATATCAATACGCTTTCAAAAACCAAACTGAATATTAAAAACTTTAAAACCTTATCAAAGGATGCTCTTAAAAATAAAGTTGCCTTGGATAAGCTGGGATTGTCGCTTAAAAGAGCGGGCGTGGATATACGCCATATTGATTCGGATTCGCGCTTGCTACGAAGCAGCTTGGTGAAACTTAAAAAAGCCGCAAAGATTGATATTAAAATCAATGCAAACAAGGCGGCATTCGCACAACAAAGAGCATCCATTGTTGGCATTGGTGCATCAATGTATGGCGTGACTAGCATCATTAAATCAGCCAATACGGTACTCAAGGCACAGGGTGAAATTAAATCATTAGGTCTGTCTAATGAAGGTATTAAAAATATCACCCGCGCAGGCGAAGAAATGGCTTTGAAATATGGGCAAGTAACCGCGCCTGAATTTATCAAAGCATCCTATGATATTAAATCAGGCATTGCTTCATTGTCAGCGGATGGTGTTAAAAACTTCACCAAGTTTGCAGCCACTACAGCCGTGGCTACAAAATCAAGCATAGGTGATATGACCAAGCTTTATGCGCTCGGTTATGGTATTTTTAGAAAAGATTTTAAGACCAACAATGATTTTGGAAAGCAATTTAGTGGTGCTATTGCGGGGGCTGTGAAAGCCTTTCGTACAGATGGTCCCGATTTGGTGAGTGGTATCTCTAATATTGGTGCTTCAGCACATGCGATGGGAATCTCGCTAGCCGAAGAATTGGCGATTGTTGGATTGAGTAAGTCGGCGTTTAATAGTGCCAGTGAAGCGGGTAGTGGCTACCGAGCATTTTTGGATGGCGCGGGTAAAGCGCAAGATAAACTGGGTTTAAAATTTACAGATGTTTATGGAAAGATGCTGCCTATGGCAGATATTCTTGGCTTGATTAAAGCCAAGTTTGGCGATATTAATTTTGCTGATAATAATGCGCTCAAAGATGCGTTTGGCAGTAGCGAAGCCATTCAAACTATATCGGCACTTATACCCCAAATTGACGAATTAAAACGCGGACAAATTGGTTTGGAAAAAGCCATGGCAGGCGGCTTGAGTCAATCCCAAGCCATGGCAAAGGCCATGGATAGCGGCTATGGATTTGAGAAGATGGGCAACGCACTTAGCTATCTAAGCTTTACGATGGGTAAAGCGGTTGCACCTGCCATTGATGTCTTGGCAACTGGCTTGGGTGGTTTGGCAAAAGGCGTGGCATGGTTGGATGATAAAGTGCCGTTTCTTATCCCTATTTTTAGCGGCTTGGCTTTGGGTATCATGGGCTTGGTGACGGTGTTAAAAATTGCCACGCTGGGCAAGTTAGCATTCAAGTGGGCTATCCTTTCAATACGAAAATCTATCCTCATTAGTACCGCCTCGAATCTCTACAATGCCATGAGCTTGCGGCGCGTGGGCCTGTCGGCGATTTGGGCGCGTGGTAAAATGTTGGTATTTTCGGCGGCTTCTAAAGTCGCTGCTGCGAGTCAGTGGATATTGAATGCGGCGATGACTGCTAATCCTATTGGTTTGGTGATTGCAGGCGTGGCGGCATTGGCGGTTGGGGCGGTCGTGCTGTATAAAAACTTTGCACCCTTTACCGATTTTGTGGATGGTATTTGGAGCAAGCTCAAAGGCTTCTTTTCTTTTGTCAGCAAAGGCTGGGAAAGTGTCGGGTCAATCATTGGAAGTATTGGATCATTTCTTGGGTTTGGTGGTTCTGATAAAGCAGCAAGTGAAAAACCAACCAAAAAACCGCTTGCCAAAGCTGTAGGCGTGGCGAGCGTGATCGCGCTGTCATCCACCATCGCGGTGGCTTCGCCTATGCAACAACAGCCTCTGGTAAAACAAGTGGTGGCTTCGCCTATGCAACAACAGCCTCTGGTAAAACAAGTGGTGGCTTCGCCTATGCAACAACAGCCGCTGGTAAAACAAGCATCAAAAGAAAAACATGCCTCGACACAAGTATTTCATATTCAAGTAAATGTCCATAACCCTAAAGATACGGTTGATGTGGAAAAAGCGGTGGTTCAGGCCATGCGGAAACAATCGAGCGGTGTCTCTTTAAGCGATGAGGATATTTAGATGCTCTGCCAATTGAATGACTTTATATTTAAAAGTGATGGTGTGAATTTGGAAAACATCAAACGAAGCTTTGCCTTCGATTTTGAAACTACCAAACTAATCAATGATCATGATGTTTGGGCGGCAACGGGTCGCTTTAGCCAAACCATGACAATCGGGGGAAAGTTGATCGCGAAAGTCAATAATGCCTTATTAACATTGGAAGATTTAGCGAAAAAGAAACAAGTGGTAACGCTGGCTTTTGAATCTGGCAAAGCCTTGTCGGTTGTGATCACAGCTATTGAATTGGATCAATCCTTGTTTCTTTCGAATGGAGCCTTTTTAAAGCAAGATTTTCAAATCACTTTAGGGGTTATCTATGGTCAGTTATGATGTTTTTGAAATCACCCAAGATGGTTTGAGACTCGATGAAGTGGTTTATTCATACTATAGCAATCTTGCGATGTTTGATAAGGTTATCGAAGTGAATCCACACATCAATAGTGTGCTTCTAAGCATTGGTGATAAAGTCCATTTACCGCCTCTTATCATTGTGAAAAAAGCTGCTGTATTGTGGTAAGTATATCGCCCAATTTCTACATTATTGCCAATGGTAAGGATGTCACAGAAATACTTAAAAAAAAGCTTGTTAGTCTATCAGTAACAGATAACCAAAAAGACCAGGTAGATCAATTAAACATGGTCTTTCAAGGTAAATTTAAACGCCCTTTCTTGGGTGATGAATTAAAAATATACATGGGATGGGGAGAACATCTCGACTTTGTCGGCATGTTTTTTGTCAACAAGACGACCTTAATCAATCATCAACAACTAAGCATCGAAGCTACGGGCATTAATTTTAGCCAGTCGTTAAAACAGCGAAGACATCAAGATTATAATACTGATTTGGGGGGTGTTGTGCGTACTATTGCAGCACGTCATAGCTTGGCTGCCAAAACAGATATGCATACAAGTAAGCGATTCGAGCAACATAATGAATCTGATATGAACTTTCTTAATAGGCTTGCAAAAGAACATAATGCGATTTTTAATGTTAAAAATAACACCATATACATGATGAAAAAAGCGGTCGAAGTGCCGTCAATAAGTGTTGATATAAACCAATGTATCACTTCTCAAATAAGCCACGAAAGCAAAACATTCTACAATAGCTGTAAAGCAATCTTTCATGATACCAAATCAAATAAAATTACTACTGAAATCGTAGGAAGCGGCGAGCCAATGCTTGTCAAGCAAGGTAAATGGCTAACCAGAGCACTAGCAAGAGAAGCTGCAAACAATGCTCTTGAACGAGCCAATCAAGGTACGGCAGGAGGAAATATTAGTATCAAAGGAAGGGTTGTATTCGCTGGTTCTGAATTAAACTTGGATGCTGAAAAATACGAAGTCACAAAAGTAACGCAATCGCTTTCACGAACATGGACAACAGCCATAGACTTTAAAAAAAGCACCGCATAAATGAAGCTTAAAGCCTACTTATATACACCTTCAACCATCTTTAAAAATACCCCCCTGATTAAAATTTAGGCAATAATACCATTGCCATTGCGAATATTCTTAAAATGCTATCATTAAATGATGATTAACTATAAATAACAGCAACTTACACTACTTCATCACAAGGGATTGGCAGACATTCAAGTATTTGTAAACTTTTGTGCTTAAAATGTGCATATTTGTAAACCCGATTGAAATGTACCCAAAACACCCGCCAGCCCTTCAATACCAACAAAAACCCAAAATAATCACCCTGCTAAACCTTTACTTTCTGAACACTTCTTTACACAAAATACGCGCATGCCAAAAGCTCAATATAT